ATACAGTCAAAGTATGCGTGGATCTCACGTGATCCATCAAACGCAGCAGTACGCACGTGATCTGGTTTGTAAGAAAGGTGAGGATATGCTTCTTTGTACACGTCAAATGTCTTGCGACGAATCATCATAAAGCCGGTACCAAGCTCCATAACCTCAACTGGTTGATTGATTGGGATTTCTTTTGCGCCACCTTTAGGGTTGAACACATAGTCACCAACAAACTTTTCAAGGTTGTTAGGATCCTCATCAGCAAAGCCTTTATCAACAGCAATCTTGATCTTTTCCCAGCTAATGCACTTTTTAGGATATGGACCACCAATAATGTCGTATTCACTCTCATCTGTCTGCAAAGCAAGCAATGCAATAACATCTTGCGGGTTAAAACCAATATCGCTATCAATAAACATCAAATGAGTTGCATCGCTACGTAAGAACTCATCAACGCAATAGTTACGCGCACGAGTAATCAAAGACTCGTTAAACAAGTAATAGAGCTGAAGAGGAATCTCATACTTGGCACAAATAGCAGCTAAATCTGCAATAGAACGCGCGTACATGCCTGCACAAGCGCCACCATACATTGGTGTTGCTACAAATAGTTTTTTCTTTTGTAAATCGCCAACGGGTACTTTAATTTCAAATGACATATGTTTCTTTCTTTAGGGTTAATTATTTTTTTGTAGTCCCAAATGGACGACCTGGTTTACGTTTAACTGGCTCTGGTGGTTTCTCTACTTTGAGTGTTGGGTCAACTTCAATGCCAAGAGCTTTCAGGTCCTGTTGAGCATTGTATGCTTCTGTTTGGTATTTGATATCGTGCTGTTTACCACGACCATAGCTACCTTCGTACTTGTGCAATGCTTCAGCGTTGAAACTAAGGTATTGACCAATACGGGTACCCTTTTGAATACGCATAGGACCACACGTGACATGCATCACACCCGCCATTACACCATCGTAACCAGAATCATATAGCCCCGATGTAAGGAATACGCCGTTACGGTTCAATGTTGATCGAGTAATCACCCAACCGGCTTCATTGTCACCAACTACTATCATGTTTTCCATTACTACTTCATAATGGCCTTCAGGTAAATTGTAATAGCCAAGCGGATCCGGTTTCATCTCATACGAACCGCGATGTACTTTTTGCTTCTCATCAATTATAAATGTCGACTGTGACATTTTAAAGACTTTGCCTAGTCTAAGATCAACCGCATTAGGTTGAACATCACCCTCCTGAACATTAGATAGCGTCGATCTACTTTCAGGCCCCATAATATGCTTCATGCCCACTCCTTCATAATATTATCCATAACACTATTCACTCTTGTTTTAAGATAAGCTAAGTCTCCATCATTTAATACCTGATAGTCAACAAGGTTATCATTGAATCCGCGCTCTGTAATATGTCCATCGTACTCATAGTTAGGACGTTTGATGTTAATAATCTTAGCACCTAAGTTCTTCATTGCAAGATATTCATTGTCAAAACGTAGATCAGTTACAACCCAAACATCGTTAGGTTGATACCGAATCTCTCCAATAACATAATTGGTAAACTGCTTTTCATCATACTTACGCATCAGCATACCAATCCCACGAACAAGATGTCTGCCTTCTACACGATACTGTTGCATGTCTCTTGTTACTTGCTTAGGCAAACAAAATTCAACAGTCGTTCGTTTAAAGTCATCATACTCTTGCATTGTCTCAAAGACAAACAAATCTCTTACAACTGTCTTTATAGGATCAGCAAACGCAATTGTATGTGTTTTGAATACAGGCGCTGTATTAAAGTATTGTTTGATTAGAGCACCAACTGTATCTTTACCAGACCCCTTAGGTCCGGTAAGTGCAATCACTTTTAAGTTCATGTTTAGTTGCAAAGAGAATTAATGTATTTAATGTTATCATAAACAGCCAACGTATTATGCTCACCTTCGTAAGAAAAATCAACCTCTTTTTCAAACTTACCATTCATCAGCCCAGTCGGTGAGTTATCAAAGCGGATACCGTTAATACCAGCCCATACAGCAGCACTCGAATCCCATGTAAAGATAAAGTCATGGTACTCACGCAACAGGTCAATCTCTTTTGGTCCATCAACCATACCAAGACAATGGAAACGTTTTCTTGCGTTGTTGTTAAGCAAGTTACGTTTCTCTAGTTCACGGAATACAGCAAGACGGGACAGGTAGCGTTGCATTTTATACGCATCGTTACGTTTACCACCCTCAAACGTTGTCTCATCAACACCACAAGCAATTGGCGCTCCAAGAATAGACAATCCGATCAGATCAACTTCTGGTGTATTCAGTGCCCACTCAACAGCGTTAATGTAATCGGTCATGTCACCGAGCTCACTCTGCGGTACAAAAAACGTACCAAATCCAGCAGCCCTAAACTCAGGAATCAACTTCTTTGCAGCATCAACTGTAACACGTGACTGTTGCTTTGGATAGTCAGAAAGGACGATGCAGTTTGCTTTGCATTGCTTGCCCATCTCAATCAGCTTACTTGACTCATACATTGGCAGACCGAGCTTAAACATCTCAAAAGCACTGTTGTCCATAATCTTATACTTGCCATCATCAAGGTTGGCATAGTAATCGCGATACTCTGGATCCTCTTCAACCAAATGAGCAAGTATCAGATGTGCACCATTTTTACGAGTATACTTTTCAAGATACTTGGTAGGGCTAATATGACAAAAATTAATCATTTTATACTTTCGGAAAATACATACGGCAACCATTCTCACCGTCTTCTGATACTTCAATCACATAGTCTCTATCTGGCCACATGTTAATACATTTTGCATAAAGATCTCTTGCCATCATCTCACAGGACTTGTAGTCGAGCTGCAAAATACTATCTGCGTACCAGCGTTCCATAATACGCTTTGCTTGGATAAACTCAATATCACGATCGTCAAAAAATACTTCCATCTCTACACGAAAGTGAAAGATGTGACGATGTGGGGTACCCAAAAAACTAACATCAAGCCAGTCTCCTGTTGCTAGTTTTGGATCTGTAGCAGCTTGAGGGTACTTGTGAATGCCCTCTTTCTGAAACGTCACCCAAATAAAACTTTTTTGCATTACAAAATCACTCACTTTAGTTCCTTTCAATAACAGCCTGACCATGGCGCGTTATATTAATTTGTATTTCTTTACCAAAAGATTCGCATATAAAATCTACGGCGCGCTTTGGTCGTAAAAGATGATCATCCGTTGCCATTTTATTTGCATAATCATCAACGACAATTATACCACTCTTTTTGATTAAAAGCAACGATAATGTTAGATCAACGAGTGTGTCTCTCTGGGTGTGTGATCCATCCAAGTAAATAAAATCAACAGTTTGATAATATGATGGTAATAAATTAGATAAATGTACTTCCGATAAACCATTATAAACAGTGATTTGGTCTTTGTAGGGATGCTGATCAATATTGTTGCTAAAATTTTCCTTAACAATTTTCATGTCAAAAGGTAAATTGGTACGCTCAATTTCTTCACCACCCTCCCATGAATCAATACATATTAATTCTGAATCGGAGTTATTTTTAAGATAGTCGGCAAACCAAACTGTTGATCTACCCTCAAAACAACCAATCTCCATTATTACAAATGGTTTAGTAGATACTACTCCATCTAATAAAAAACTCCATATGGACCTATGAACAGTTGACCAATCACGGTAATTAAACTGCATATCTTCTAATTAACTTTTCTTTTTGTAATAAAAGGAAGTTTATGTCGTGCAGTTATTTCAAGCAATCCTGCCCGGAGATAGCTATTATCACGTAACCATTTAATCATATCTTGACGTGAATACCATGCAATCCATTTTGTTTCAAGACAAACATGACATATACGATCGCTGATTTTTTTAGGAGAGCGTAACCAACCGTCAGGGGTAGTTTCAACATAGAAGTTTCCATACTTGTCCATGTTTGCTTTAACATCCACAGAGTAGTAATTCCTCCACGTCGGAGCTTTAATTTCTATATCAATACCTCTTACTTGATGGTATTTGCTTTCTTCACGATCAATTACATCATAGCCCCATCCAATATTAGCATTTATTACAAGCAATTCAGCTTCACGAGCTCGTACAATACTAGGTTTATTACCGAAAGCTTTCATAAGTGTAGGTGTCCATTCTTTTGTTAAACGACTATTGGTCATTTCATTCTCGCTGAGTTTAAGAATTCGCGGCGCAGTTCTGAATTAGCTTCAGCAAATGCACCACGTGTTGCTAACGTCATGGTCGATGACGTTACGTCCTGAATACCACGTGACTTTACGCAGTAATGAACACCTTCAATATAAACAGCTACATCGGGAGATCCTGTAATGTAGGAAATTGTTTCAGCAATTTGCTCTGTCAAACGTTCTTGCACTTGAGGACGTTTAGAGAAGAACTGAACAATTCTGTTTAGTTTTGACAAACCAAGTATGGTTTTCTTCGGAATGTATGCAACGGTTGCTTTACCGTCAATAACAACGAAATGGTGCTCACAGTTAGACTGAACATTAATATTACGTTCCAACACAAAGCTGTTCGTCTCTCCCATCTTATTTTCAATTCTTGTGCACTTGGGGAAATTTTCATAATTTAATCCTGTAAAGATTTCACGCACATACATCTTTGCAACACGATTTGGTGTATCTGTCAAGGAGTCATCTGTCAAATCAAGACCAAGTTCTTCCATGATTGCAGTAAAGTGTTTTGCAATTACCTTAATTTTCTTTTCATCTTTTACCTGAACTTGTTCATAGTTCATTGGTGTCTCTAACCCAACACTAACTAAATGTTCATGTACCTTAGCACCCAGTGCTGCGTCTGTCTTTTCCATATAACTCCTACTTCTTTGGTGGTTTAGGAGGCACGTCCGGAAACGTACCCCATGGTTGCTTCAATTCAGATTGTACATGATCTGGTGGTCCAATGTCAACCCAGTTTCTTGAAAGAATAGTTTGACCTTTTACACATCCATCTTTTACAACATACCGAACTTGGTTCTCAATATGATCGTAGACACCATCAGGTACCCACGCAAATTGTTTGAATCCCGTACTAGCCATTAACGAACATCTTCAAACAGATCCTCATTCCATTCACGGTGTCCTTCGCGGAATGCCATATTCGCTTGTGTTTCACGTACTTCTACGCGGTAGCACCACAAGCGATCTGCCTCTCCCTGTCCCCAGTAATCAGGAATGTAAACGCCGTTCACAAACTTATACAGTTGGTCAGCTAATCCTTCACAACCTAACTTGGGAAGAATTGTTAGCTTAGCAAGGTTGCGTTTCTCCATCTCTTTATAGAAATCAAGCTCAGGATCATCCTCGGCAACGAGCAACGTATGATCAAATTGATCTTCAAGAATTTTTTTCAACTCTTTGAGACCACCATAATCAGCACACCAGTTGCGTGCATCAAGATTGTTTGTTCCAAAATAGAACTTCATGTTAAAACTATAACCATGAATTAGATTGCAATGGCTATCTGCTCTCCATTGACGATACGCACAAGGAAAGGAGTCATGATATTCCTTTGTTGAAACGTACTTGTATTGAATTGGTCTATTGCCAAATGATGTTTGATCCCACATATTATGTTCCCATTGTGTTTCCCCAGATATGCACATGCACTCTTGAGGAATAGTTGTAACCACGCTTAAATGCCTCTTCAGCAATTTTAGCTTCTCCGATGTAACCAGCTTCGGTTCCCTTCTGAGCTTCAAGTGTTGCTCCAACACCCATAATCCAGACCGGATATGTCACGCCTACTTCCCTGAACTTCTCGATTGTTGCTTCGAGCTCATCCCAAGACTCCTGCTTACCACTAACAACAAACTTCAGTTGCCCATGTGGTGATAAATTTTGATAACTTTTTACTATATCAGGACAGATAGCATCTTCTGCTTTCTCGCCCGATGTTGTAAACAGTTTTGGTGATACAGAGAAGAATACCTCTCCAGGATATGCTTCACCAAAATATGAAGAAAATTCCGACGTCAACGGTTGAGTACCGTTCGTCTCCCATGTCATAAACAACGGGAAGTCACCTTCCGTAGCAAAGTGGTCAATGATAGCAATTGATGCGTGTTGTGCATGCTTCATCAAAGGCTCGCCACCTGTAAAGCACATATGCTGCATTGTACCGTTAATCTTATTAAACTTACCTTCAGGATTAGAAGGATGATACATTGACTGACGAATACGGTTACAAACCTCTTCTGCAGTATGTTTATGCTGTAAATGTTTAAACTTTGCAGACCACGAATATGATGAATCACACCCATACTTCCATACAGGAAGATCTTCTAGCTTTTTAATGCTAGAGATATCTATTTGCTGATAAGGAAGTATATAGGTAGATGGATCTGTGGGATCCTTCTGGCCGAAACCATCACACTGAAGGTTGCACAGAAAAAATCTTAGCCAGGCTGTTGGCCGGCCCGTATAATGACCCTCACCCTGAATTGAGTGAAAGATCTCACTATATGCAATTGGTTTACTTGTATTCATTGTAAGCTCTCATCTGATCATTTGTTTCAATTACCGCATTCCAAAAACCATGGTGAGGAAATGTTGCATTAAGACATCTTATATCTTTTGGAAGACAATGTCCACCAAAACCGAACCCATGCTCACCAGGTACTTGTGTATGTGCAGGACCAACTCTTACATCTGCGATAGCACCTAAACGAACAGTTTCAAAATCAGCACCATACTGTTTACATGCTCTGTACATCATGTTTGCATATGTAACTTTCAATGCAAGGCCAGCATTTTGATGGAGTTTAATTAAAGCGCTTTCAACTAATGTACAGTAATGTAATTGTTCTTTTGTACCATAATTGTGTTGTGTTAACCAGTTGCCAAGACGTTCTGTGTGTTCACGTTTACCACCAAGAACAACAATCCACGGCTGATCCAAATACTCCCCATCTCCTTGTTTCATAAACTCTGGAAAATGAACAATTTTAAGATCAGTGTAAATATGTTCCCAATTGTTTATAAAAGAAGGATGTAAGGTACAACGAATAGCGACAATACCTGAAAAATTACTTTTGTGAAGTCTTTCTAAGCAATCTTCTATTGCTATGTGATCGTATGGACCCTGCACGAGGGAGCTTACACATATAAAAGCAATATTGTATTTGCTAAAATCTTCAACAACATATCCTTTTTGTGGATCGTGAAAATCAGCTTCTGTTCCTAGCGTAAGGTCTGTTGCCATGCCAACCTTACCTTTACCAAATATAACTATACTCATAATAAATTATTTGCCTTTGCTTGTCTTAAAGTTTGTGTTTGTTTACGTAAAGCTCTATCCAAATGAAACTTGTTTGTTTTATTAGTATACAATATTCCATCTAAATGGTCAAGCTCATGTAAAAAATAACGAGCTGTCATCCCATCAAACGTTGCCGTTTTAATAATACTGTTTGGTTCAGCATACCTAACTTTTATTCTCTTTGGACGCTTGATAGGAAGCGTAAGTGCGGGGAAGGATAAACACACTTCATCCAATAAGACTGTCTCTGCTGATACATCAACAATACGTGGATTAAAACATACAATTCCTGGTTGTGTACGGAGAGCAAAAGCCCTATATGGCAATCCAGCTTGTGGTGCTGATAGTCCAACGTAGTTGGAAGACATCAACGTCTCATACAGATTGATAGATAATTCTGTTGGGTCTATTGGTGGGTTACCAAAGTCGAATAAATCAATCTTTTGTTTAAGTATTGGGTTGTCGTTTTTAATAAGTTCAAGAATCATAATTCAATCATTGTACTAAAGTTTTTTTGCTTTTCAAATTTTAACACTCGGTTAAACTTGTCAAGATACGCATCTGTCTTATGGGATATAACGAACACATTATTACCATCTGATAACGTATCAAGTATCTTTAACAATTCCTCATTGCCTTGTGCATCCAAAGAGCCATCAAACACCTCATCAAGTATCAACAAATTGGTGCTTGTGCTATTGCGTAGCCGTGAGATGGATCTCCATGTAAAAAGTAATGCTAAATCAAGTCTTGATTTTTCTCCTTCAGAGAAAGATGCGTAGCTAAACTCGTCACGGAACCTCGATTTAATCTTTTCTTCAAAATTCTCATCAAGCTCGAAATTAACAAAAAAATCCATCGAAGCTAGGTACTTATTAATCAATTTGTTAATTACAGGGATGTATTGACGAATAATTTTTGTTTTTATTCCACTATCCTTCAACAAAACAGCAGCCATCTCTAAAGTAGCTTTTTGCTTGCCTAATGCTTCACGTTCAGTAATTTTTTCTTTTAGCTGCACTCTAAGATCAGCTAGCCTATTAGTATTGTCTTCTATATGAGGTGTGTTTTCTAATTGATTAATGTCAGCTTGCATTTCATCAATCAGTCTTTGCCAAAAAGCTATATCTCTTTGCCTATCATTAATATTTGCTGTCCAAACAGCTCTTTCCAAAATTAATGTTTCAACATTTTGAAGCGCTGTTGAAACACCAGCAATTTTTGAATTTAGTTCTTCTATTGCTTGTATCAATTCTTGTTTTTTCTTTTTCTTTTCTTCAACCGTGCTGTCTTTAAACACATGATCTATTCCTTGCTGACATACAGGGCAATCATCATGGGTTGAAAAGAACAAAATATCTTTATCGATCTCTTGTGACTTTGTACATAGTTGGTGATATAACGTGTTTAATTTTGTCTGCTTTTTAAGCTGTAAGGATTGAATAGCATCTAAATCTTGGTAAATAGTATGCTGTTCCATATATGCTAATATTTCACTATCTGATTCTTGTATACTACCTTTATACTCATTTATTTTTAAACGTTTAGCAGCTATTTGTTCATTATTGTTTGATTGCAATACTAATAAATGTTTCTTTTCTATTTCAATCTTATCAGCTATTCCTTGCATTGCATAATCAGCATCGGTAATAGAACTTTTGTTCAAAGCAATCTTATCTTTAAGCAATGTGTTCATTGTTGTAAAGATTTGGATATCTAACAAGTCTTCAATTACTTCTCTACGATGTGCTGCAGCCATTTGCATAAATGGAACAAAAGAAGCACTGCCCAGTACCACTATCTGCGAAAAAGTTTTATGGTTAATTTTTAGGATTTGTTTGTCTAGCATCTCCTGATAGTCACCAGCGCTTGCATCATTGTTGATTAGCGTGCCATCCTGATACACATTAAATACATTGGGCTTTGCGCCACGCTGCACCAGATAGTTTTTATTGCCTATAGTAAATTCAACCTCAACCATTAACCCTTTATTGTTAATTGTGTTGATTAGTTGTCCTTTGTTTACTTTTCGAAAAGGTTTGCCAAACAGACCAAACGAAAGAGCATCAAGAATAGTTGATTTACCAGCTCCATTATCTCCAACTATTAAGGTTGTGTTATGAGAATGTAGGTTTATTTCGGTAAACACGTTACCTGTGCTAAGGAGGTTTCTATATCTTAGCGTTTTAAAGAATATCAAATACTACTCCACACTTAGTGCTTCTTGATAGAGTTCTCTCATAAGATTGTCAAGAGGTTGTTTATCAACACTATCATCCAACTGATTTACATACTTGCTAAGGATTGTTAATGTGTCTTCTGCTTCACTAACAATGTCATCTTCATTCTCAATATCCATATGAAAATGGTCATCAACAACTTGAACATTATACACGCCAGCTTTTTCTAACTTATCAACAAACATATCAAAGCAGTAAGGGTTAGTTTTATTGCGAACAATCAACTTGACAAACGTCTCACTATACACACTAAAATCAATGTTGACAACTTCGCTTATTTGTTTATCCGTATCATCATAATGAAGTTTGTGGAAAATCACATTGGGATTGGGGACAAATGTTAGGCTACGATCTTCTGTATTATATACATGAAACCCCTTTTGGTCACCATAGTCGGACCATGTCATCTCGTATGGTGTACCAAGATAATGAATGTTATGACTATGTGACTTGTGATGAAAGTGACCAGACAAAACCATCTCAAGATCGGCAAATGTCTTATGCGTCATTCCACCTTCATGGATTGCGCCTTTGTACATCTCAAAACCATCAATCTCAAAGTGTCCAACCACAACGTTTGCACGAGTTTTGCCTAGGGCACTGATGCACTGATTTTCGTTCTCAGGACTAATCCAAGGCATCAAAAGGAAGTTAACATCACCATCAAATTGAATATCGGTAGGACTGTTAACTTTTGCAATATTGTGATAACCATCAAGCAATAGTTCAAGTGAATTCACCTCATTGGTATTCTTAAAATATGTATCGTGGTTACCGACTAACATCCATGTGGTGTATTCGTTGTTCAAACGGTCGAACAAATACCCACGAGCTTGCTTTAATGAGTTGAAGTTAATGTACTTGCGTCTATCAAACACATCACCAAGTTGTATTACATGGAGAATGTTTTCTCTTTCGAGATACGGAAAGAACACCTCATTATAAAATTTAGCAAAAAACTTGTGAAAAGCGGGACTGTCGTTTCTTGCGCCTATGTGTGTGTCGCCAAGCAACGCGATTAACATTTGTTTTCCTTGATGTAATTTATCAGCTTATTCATATTAAAATATCAGCATTTCCTGGTTTTAATGTTCCTTCTTCTTCGGCTCTAAGAATACACTTTAATCTTTCTTCAGGTGTCATATCAAACGCCAGTCCCCTTTGGGTTTTTACTTTATTTTTATCAACATGAGAAGGAGTTCCAATAATTTCACCCCCCTCTTCTCTTACAGCATGAACACAACAAACAATTGTATTATCCTCTAAAGCTGTTATTTCATGTTCGCGATAGCTACGAGTAACAAACATTGATGTTCCGGCATATTCCTTTATCTCCTCAGGCAAATCACCTTCAGGGACAGAACTAAATTTTACACTTATTTTACCAGCTGCTACCAACGTAACATGATCATATTCATGGTGATGTCCACAATACACCATTCCCTTTTCTTTGAAAATCATTTTCTTTACAAAAACATTATGCTGAAAGAAATGTTCCATTTCAATTTGTTTATTGATATGGTGCTTATTCATCATACCTCCAAAGGATTTATAACTGTATCCTCTTCAATAAAATTATCAAGTCCCTTTTTGCGCTTAATTTTCTTTTTGTCTATACCTATTTCAAACGCTTTTACAAAATCAGAAACGTTTTCTGCATCAAAATCTTGAGGGTTAAAAATTATTTCACCATCTTCGCCTTGCTCAAATAATTCATTAAACAACATACTATTTTCTGCCGTCTTATGTTTAATGTAAGTTTGCTTCTTTTCTTTTTGAATCCTACGTAAGAAAGCAAAATATATAATTTGAGTAAAATATGCAAAAGGATTATCAGATTTTGCTGGATCAAAATTATCAAAATAACTAATGCAATTTTCTATACCATCACTAATCATTTCATCACGATAAGAGTAATTTACAAAGTTAGGTTTAGTTGACAATCTCTTTGCAATTAAAAGAATGCATTCCCCAACATAATTGGGAATCATTGGTTTAGGTTTGCCAGCAGCTTTTGCTTCTGCTACCGCTGCTTTGTATTCAATAATTACAGCAAAAAGGTTTTTGTTATCTACATAATGTGTTGCCATACTAATTTACCGTTGCACCTTCCACTGACATTGATTCGAGTATACTCTCATGAAATCCTTTTTCAGAAGGAGATACAGTTATACTAACTAATTCTTTATCTATCACTTTTTCAAGATCTCCATAATATTGATCAACAACATTTGCATAGTAAGAAGCAAAAGATTCCCTTGCACTCACTACATTCATAATGTCCTGTGTACTAAAACTAATAGAATCGGACTGAGCAAACATAATATACCTAACAAATGATACGGAAGGTATAGAGCCTTGGAAATATCTATAGTTAATCTGTAACGGTTTGTTAACTACAACAGTGTAATCGTTTTCTACTTCTATTGTTCCTACAACTTCTAACCCATTACTAAGTTTTAGAATGCTTGTCATGTTGATCCTTTTAACTTAATTGTGTAAATTTTATAATCGAACTTTTCTTGATTGTACAGTTGTATACGTTCTGCAAAATGTCCAATTGTATGATTTTTAAAAGACTTCCATGATAAATCATCAGCAACATCATAAAGCACCGCGTCTAGTTTAAATTCATTAGTTCTCAAACCCCTACCTATTGATTGCAATACTCTTATTCGAGACTTGCTAGGCGAACCAAACACAACGTTGTGTAAATTCTGTATGTTGACCCCTGTTGAGAATGTTTTATATGAAGCAATAACAATTACACCGTTATGTTCTTCAACATATTTTCTTACTGCTTCACGTTCTTCACCTTCAACTAATCCATATACAAGAAACACATCCTTATCTGGATTTTGTTCTTTGATATACTTCTCCAACATCTTACCATGATCAACAAAATTAAACAACAGTAATGTGTTGTTTTTTAAAGAACTTACAAGATTTACTATGAATTTATTACGTGCATTGTTGGTGGTTATGTATGTAATCTCATCTTGATATTTAGGTTTTGCTTTAGCAAAGAATGATCTCATATCATCATCATAGCTAAGGACTAGTGCTTTAATTTTTAAGTCAGCTACAGTCTTATTTTCCATTAATTTGGATGTAGTTGTTACTTGTCTAACAGCACCAAACAATCCCTCTAATACGAGCTTGTTAGTCAGTGTACCATCCAATGTACCTGTAAAACCAAAACGATATTTACAGTTAACCAACTTTTCCATAATATCTACTAAACTCTTTGCTTTAAACTGATGTGCTTCATCACCAATAACCACGCCAAATTGATCAAACCATTTTTTAGGTAGCTCATAGACACTCTGCCATGTTGTTACAACGAAGTTTGCATCCGTATCTTTGCTCTGTCCAGCATATATTTTATGTATTAAATTGTCTGGACACCCATAGCTTACAAAGTCGGACGCCATTTGATGAACTAACCCTAATGTAGGAACAACAATTAACACTTTCTTTCTAGCAAAAATAGCAGACAGCAAAAAGATAATTAATGATTTACCTGATGCTGTTGGTGATAAAAGTAGTGTTCTTCTCTTCCTTACAGCATGTACAAATGCTTCTAATTGATAATCTCTTATTGTATGAGGTAAATTGAGAGATTTTATAAACGTCTCAGCTTCTGCTACTGAGAATTCTGTTTCTGCAAAGTCGTTAGGATTATCATACTCAACGTGATATCCTCTTTCTTTTGCAAACTTATGTACACTATCCATTAGACCCATATACAAAGTTTGACGCATTAAGTGGAACAAACGAATCTTACCATCCCACATTTTATTTTTATATGCAGGAGAGAACTTAGCACCAGGTACGCTGAATGTAAAGTATTCGCTTATTTCTTGTGCTACACCACTATCGCAATGTAGCTTAATGTGTACATCGTTAAACTTTGTTACACGGATAATTTCTGTCATGCACCACTCTTAAATCTCTCCCAATCAATAGCATTCTTAATTAAGAAACCACGGTTGACAATCGTCTTGATAGCAGACTCGAGGAAGGATACTTTCTGCTTTTGTATATCTATCTTTGTTTGAATCAGCTGAATATCAGAATCACTTTCCATATACACATGCATGTCCTGTCTAAGTATTTTTAATGGATTAGGTTCCCAACCACGCTCTTCGAGCGTAGCTTTGTCAAGCACACCTGTATAATATTCATGTTTTAATTTGTATAAAGACTTGTACTCCTGCTCATATTTTCTATGTGTAAGTGCTTCTTGTACATACAGCTTGTAGTATTTGTGGTGTAGTAGGGGTATCTTTAGACTCTCTGCACTAAGTTCAGTCATGTCCATATGACTGTCTGCTTCCCAGAGGTTCCAAATGTCATCTAGTTTCATAATATAGGTTTGTTGTTTATACCAAATTTTTTACGTCAAATCTTCTATTGGCAAAAGAGACAGTAGCAGTTAAATAATCAACGTCAGCAGACGTACTATCAAACGTTATCTCGGAAAGGTCAACAGGGAAGCAATCAAAAAATGTAAATTCGATATTGGGATTCATAGCGCTCGAAAGAACAATTAATGTAATATCAGAAAACACTCCCTCACCTGAAGTAATAGACCGACCAGCAATGTTATTGTATTGTGCAAAGTTGTCAGGAAAACCAACATCTCTCAACCACGAATATATTTCATTGTAGTTCACCATGTTTTCATCAACTTTAAAAGTGACTTCAAGATTACCAAATGTCAACTTTGTTCCTGGAAATGGTACTTTAGTAAACGGGCTATCAATATCAGCTGTACCAAGCGTTACGCTAGGAATATTTACTTTTTGAACAAAGTAATTTACATGGGGTGTTTTTTTTATTTGAAGTTTAAACCCAAGAGGGGATAAGAAACTTTGATCTAGTGGTTGATTGTCTAGTACGCTCATAATAACTCCTTTTGACTATTTATCCATAAAAAAAAGCCCTCCGAAGAGGGCTTTTCAAAACTACTGTCTTATTATTATTATTACAGCAGGTTGGTAACGATAGTACGGCGATAGTACACGTTGCTATCTTTAACCAGGGCGCCAGCGCCACGTGTCAGACCTTGTGCAAATGGATTTGCAACCATGCCATAACGTGTCTTGAAGCCAATCTTTGGTGCGAAGCTGTCTTGATCAACAGCACGAACCATTTGCAGAGGAACGTATGGGCAGTAGAACAGACCAGCGTCAAATGCACTCGAACCTTTGTAACCAACAACCATGTAGTTGCCAGTTGTGTATGGATCGATGTAAACCTTCATACGACCATTCAGGACACCAGCGAAAGTGTTACCTGTATCGTCAACTTGCAGGTTGTTGCTATTCAGAGCAGGAGTGTAATCCAGAACACCAGCCATTTGCAATGCAGACGCTACGTCCGATGAGCAGACGATGATGTTGCCTTTACCACGACGTGTGTCTTTTGCAATTTGGTTAGCTTCACGTTCGATTTGGAACATTAGACCCTTGAATTTCTCAACAGACCAACGACCGTTTGCGTCAACGTCAAGGTCGAACACACCAGCTGTTGTAGTACCTGCATCACAACCTTGCTTAGCTGTTACGTTGATTGTACGAACAACTTCACGGTTGATCTCAGCAAGAATCTCACCAGTCAGAATGTTAGACAATTCTGTTTCAGCGTCAAGACCATGAATTGCTTTCAAGTCTTGTGCCAGTTCCATTGTGTATTCAGCTTTCAAAGCACGTGATTGAGCAGTTACAGTAACTTTCTCAATTGTGAAACCCATTTGTGGGAATGCTGTGTTGCTTGTTGTGCCCAATGCTTCCGCTTGTGCTGTCGACATCGCTTGTGCATAGTTGTATGTGTTGGTAGAAGCCAAGTTAATGGTTTGGCTAGATGTACCAGGGATGGTACCAACTTGACCTTGACCAAGAACAGATGAGTTACCAGTTACAACTGTACCGAATGCTGTGTTAACTTCGTTGTAGAAGGTTTCAGCAACGTTTGCAGAAGTAGTGTTACCGTATTGTGAACGCATCGCGAAGATCAGTCCGGTAGGACCAGTCATTGGCTGCACGCCGCAAATGTCATATGCAATCAGGTTAGGCATTGCACGACGAACCAAGCTGATAAGCACTGGATCGAAAGTTGCAATATTGCCAGCACCGCCGGATACACCAGCATTGATAGGAACTGGAGATTCCATCAGGTTTTGGCTACCATAAGCCTGGCTGCTAGCTTCCATCAAAGATTTCTCTGTGTTTTCTAACAGAGTAGCGATAACGCTACGCTTGTGCGTATCTTTAATAGGACTTAGGTCTTCGTGATTTAACACTGGAGCCCATTTTGTTTGAATTTCTTCGTTAAGGTACATTTTCTCTATCCCCTTCTTGGTTTAGTTAGTTGGTAATGATTTATTTATAAGAGTTATTTTTTAGCGGTTCTGGAAATAGCTTGTGCATAGAAAGACACTGGGCTATCAATAACAGCTGCTTTTGGCTTCTCTGCATTATCTTCATCAATTTCTTCAAGAAGATTTTGCTTTCCAGAAGTTTTTTCCGCAGGGAAATAATTTTCCTTGACGATTTCTAGCTTCTTGCGATACTGCTCGGCAGAGTCAAACTCAACACCTTCAGCAAGAGCAACTAGCTTCTCCGCTTGTGTAGCTGCGAGACCTTCGGTAACGCTAGCAAGAATTTGTGCACGTGTAGATTCGCTTAGTTCACCTTTAAGAGCCATGTTTTCTTCCATGACTTTGTCAAGACGAGCTTGTACATCTGTTACTTCACTTTGAAGAGCTTCAACAACATCGAACTTTTCTTCTGGGATCGAGATGTGACTTTCTTCAAACAGACCCTTCAACTTGGAGATGAAGTTTTCTGTGATTTCATTTTTCAAAGAATGTTCAATAGCAACTTTGTTTTCTTCCATCCATTGCTCAACCACATATTCCATGTATTGATCAATCTTAGCACTCAAGTCTTCTGCAATCGTTGCAACTTCTTCTTCAAGAGCTGCGTTGTATTGTTCTTCAAGATCAGCTGTAACCTCATTGATACGAGCTGTAACAGCTGCTTCAAAAATTACAGTAGCCTTTTCTTTAAAATCTTCAGAAAGATCTTCACCATTTAACATAGCAGCAACATCTTCTTTCATTGAAGAAGAGGCAGCACTAGGTTTCATACCAACGGAAGATTTATTACTTCCTGCAGTATCTTTGGTTGTCTTAACATTGTTCTCTGTGCTGGTTTCTTCTTCACCTTGACCTGGTGTATTGTGATCGAGTTTATTCATCGATTCACCATTACCCAGGTGCGAAGCTGGAAGTGTAGCATTTTTTGCCACAGGGTCAGCTGTATGAGAAACACCAGTAGCGCCGCCACCAGTTTGGATTTTTTCATCCAGTTGTTTTTCTTTTACTGTCATTTAAAGGCTCCTTTTGACTTTTATGTAATTATTTATAAAATTATCTTTTCGAAAGATCTTGAAAAAACTGATTAAATACTTTAATTGCAGTTTGTTCGGATATTTTTTGACGTGCACCGCGGTTAATTTCTTCTTTATATTGCTCAATCTTTTGAGCTTTTAAAAGACCGTTGTCCCATATCCACTCAACACCTTCCATAATACCACGCACAAAAGCGTCTGGTGCAGAAGGATCAGCAACAATGTCGCCAGCTGTTGCTAAATGGAAGTCGTCCTGTACTTCCATAATGCCACGTTTGTTTTCTTTAATGCTTCCCATACCACGAGAAGAGATCCCCAATGAAGCACCTTCAGAGATTAGACTCTTAACAATGTTACCCATTGGTGTATCCATAATCTTTGCACGACCAACAAAGTCGTTACCTTCACGGCGAAGATTTTTAAACATATGTGATGCGCGCTCAAGATTTAGCGTTGGACCAGCTGGGTGTCCTAATTCACCATATGCACGACCTTTAGATACATACTGTTCGTTGTAACGATTAACTTCCTTTTCAAGCACGTTGCTTGGATACATGCGACCATTACGGTTGACGATATCGCCCTGCATAATAATACCTTCAATAAAGTAATTTTTTTTACCTTCTTTTTCTTCTACGAGGTATTTGACTTCTTCATTTAATTCGGTAATTAATTTCATTTGATGTCCTTAACTGTATGCGATTGATACAGCTCTTGTCACAACAGTACCGTTAGCTGTATTAGCTACGATTGTGTCGGTGGATAGCTTAACTAAATTCAGTGTTGAGAAGCCTGTACCGTCATGTCCCAAAGTGAAAGTGCCTTTTGTTACACCATTTGCATATGCAAGTGTTATAAGAACATCATTAGGACTATCGGCAGTGTTAACAATACGAATCAGTGTACCAGTACTAACATTGTTTGGTACTGTGTTGCTAAGTGCAATTTCCGTACCAATAACTTTAATTGAATCAGCCATTGATGATCTCCTTAACGATTTCGACAACAGCGTCATACTCACCAGTTTCGATCATCTCGATCATTACTTGTTGATTTGTATCATCGAGTGACTCAAATACTGTCTGCACATCTTGTTGTAGTTCTTCCGCAAACACATCAAACAATTCCAGACTTTCTTTCATCTTAATTGGCTGTGGTGGCTTTGCATACTCACCTGTTTGGAGAAGGCTATCATGTATGTCTTGAAGCTGACGGTGAATATGTTTAATGTCACTAACATGGCCCCAATGAGCTTGACCGCCGCCGTAATTCTTTTTATGGGTTACGTTGTCGTAATGCTTTGAAAGACCGGTGTGAATGTGCTTCAGCAGTTTAGCTGTTTCGTCATGATACTTTTGAAATTGAGCTTGTGCTTCTTCACTTTCAACTAAGTGATTAACATCTTCCTTCATTGCTTTTGAAGTTGCGATGGCCATTTTCTTTGACATTGCCATACCAGGATTGCTTTTTTCGATGCCTCGAGCAATATCCTCGCGCTTTTTCATCTCTGCAGGTGTCATGTGACGCTCACCAATAATTGCTGAAAGGGTCTTTGACTCGTATACTTTCTGATCTTCACCAGTGTTATATCCATGATGGGTGGCAGAACGATCATATGCCTTAATGTTTGTTGCTCTAAAATGATCATCACCGTTACCATTACGGTCCTCTGTCTTCTTCACAACGTGCTTATCCATGAAGCGCTTCTCGTCTTTTGTTTTTGGAACGTAAGACGTTATAGAAGTCGGCTCAACAGGAGCAGACAATTGAGGTAAATCAGCTTTTTTTTCAAGCAATTGTTTCAGTGTCTTCATTTGGTTCTTCCTCTTGTTCAGCTGAGATTTCTTCAGCGTCTTCGTAATTAAAGTAATTTTTTGCAATTTCTATTTTTTTTGCCTCAATAGCATCGGCAATTTTATCTAATACGACAGAAGCAAATGCAGATTGGAAGTCACTAGGACTATCATTATGTGCTGCATTAACCATGTCATCAATTGTAAATTCTTTTTCACTCATAATTTTCTCCATCTATTTAGTTAGCTTGTTCTGTCGGGGCTGTACCACCAAAACCACCACCTGCAGCACCTTGTGGTATCGATGTTCCAGGAGGTGCGTTTCCACCTGCTACAGGATTACTACTCTCATCAACTGCTGATTGGTATAAAGGATTTTCTTGCTCGGCCACATTTTGTTCATCCATCTCTTCAATCTCTTCTTCAGATTGTAGGAGAATATGTTTACGTACCCATTCATGAGAGTAGTATTTACCAATGTATGGTGACATCTGTGTTACGAGATTTATTCTATCTGTCATAACTGAGCTCTGTTTTTGTTGTTCAAAAAAGTTATCCTGAGCATAATCAAATTTAACATGAGTTTCAATTAATTGCCAGTCATCTTCAGTAATAACATTTTTAAGAATTAATTGTTTCTTTAATGACTCAAGGAACACGTGATTGAACCGCATACGCAAGCGATCAATAAATTTTGAAAACTTAATTTCATCACGTGAAATTTCTTGGCCCTGACCAAAGATAAATGTACCATCTTGTTGCAAACGAGTTGTTGGAACGTTCAAGGATTCGTACAGTTTCTTTTGGAAGTATTCAACATCCTCTAACTTACCTAAATTTTGGCCTGCAGGTAATGTTGTAATTTCCGTGCCACGTGAGCCATCCCTACGTGGTAACCAGTAATCCTCTAACATTGTCATAAACTTTCTATCGTCACGTACCTCACCTGTAGAGGCATCATATACAACTTTATTTTTATGACGAGTCATCATATCACGTAGATACTGTTCTGCCTTCATCTTTGGCAAATTACCCACATCAATATAAAATATACGACGTTCAGGAGCACGAGATATACGATAGATAACCGTTGCATCCTCTAAAGCTCTTAATTGATTCAATGGCTTAATTGCTTTATGTAAATGACTTAAAACGACCGAATTCATTGGGTCAAGAACCCCTGAAGTAATATGCACAATACTATCAGGAGTAATTTTTAAACCTTGTACAGCTGTAGCAGTTCCTACTTCGCCAGCTTTGTTTTGAAAGCCTTTTTCATTGTAAATGAAGTATTCCTGTACAGTTTGCGTTTGTGTAACTTGTGACTTACTATCACGCTTACGCTTTACTTCGCGAATCTTACGAAGTTTACGTGGATCAATGTAACGTAATTCTTTAATACCATCGCCTGGCTTTGTAACATCAATAATTACGTGGTAATACATTCTACCATCAACATACCAACGTCTAAAAACATCAAAAGCTGATTTATTAAAATCTAATAAAGAAAGAATATTTTCAAACTCTTCAGTTATTTTTTTTCTAATGTTTGTTGAAAGTTTTGTATCGTCAAGATTAATTTGTACAATTTTTTCTTTTTCTTGAACAATAATTGCTTCATTAATAATATCATCCACAGCTGTCTCAACCTCTGGATGCATAGACATTTCACGATACTTAGTTATAAGTTCAGCCTCTGTACGTGCTGCACCTTGTAAATCAATATATGTACCGTATGCTCCACCTGCTGCAACAACAACCGCACCATCATCTTTAACTTCTGGTGCGAATGCTGGTTGTTTATTTTGTTCTTCTACAGGATCCGCTACTCTACGGAGTTCAAAGCCAAATAAATTCATACTTCAATTCTTTCATAATTAACATTGTGTATGTTATTTATACGGTTTTTTATTGTAGTCAAATGTACTTTTTTAGGTTCAGCTAACGCTGCTTCTTTTAATGAGGGAAACATACCATACGGTGTTTTTACAAAACCCTTAAAATTGTTATTGTTGAAACCTGATCGATCAACACCGTTCCATCTTTCTTTAGCTGCTATACTCATTGAATGTTTTGCTAATGCAGTTTTTGGTTTACGCATCTTTTGTTTTGTTTTTTCTGTGTGGCCTTTTCCAAATAAGGGATGATCCTTACCTACATGGCACGACAATTCAATAGGTATTGCTTTACCGTTAGCTACATTTAAAAAATCTAATCGGCCAGCACAATTCAATCGCCTTAATACCTTTTCTTCAAACAACCGTGCTTCAACACCCGAATTAAATGTTTTTCTTATTTGAATAATATCAGGTTGACCATATTGTTGTGTGAACTTTTTGACACGATTAGAGGAAGTAAAATATGTTACCCATAAATCGCTGGGAGTACAGGACACAGAATATCTCACACCGTAATAAAACGTACGGTGCTGAGACCATCCAATGAGATATGTGTACGGCTGCATAATTCCGTTAAAGAAGAGCGCCTAGGCGCCCGTTCTTTTGTTACTGGGTTCCACCTTGACCAGTGATGCCACCACTGACATCCCACCAATCGTATTGGAAGGTCACTTGGAATTCCTCAATCGAATCTGTATCACCCCAGTTAAGGTCGATGTTAGCAATAGTCGATGGGAAAATTCCATTAAATCTATACGTACGGATTGGTACGCCAGTTTTAGAAAACTGAGTTACTTCAGCCGTTGACTTATATAGTAAGGGAGCTGCAGAGCCAAATGAGCGCAAGTTGGTTAGATTGTGATTAATATTACTCGACCATTCTTCCATCGCATTGCGAATTAGAAAGTCTTCGTCATTAATAACCGTCACTGACCAGTCACCAAACGTACGATCTCCTGCCATCTTTACCTTACGGCCAAAGTATGGAACTTCAATTGTACCAAGTGTTGACTCAGGAATCGAAGTAGATCTAACTAAGAATGGTATCTTAATATCTGCAACAGAGTTAGCTGGATTAGTAAAAGTCACTTGGAAAAGGGATCCACGAGCCCCCCCTAGTGTTAATTGACTTCTAATATCATTTACATTGAATGCCATTGTTTTTCTCCTTTGTTCTATTTATTCTTAAAATTGACCGACAATTTCGGAGAACTCAACACCTGTTCTAACAGCAACAAAATTCAATTGAATGAAGTTAATGCTCTTAGCTGGCTTAATGTAAATGTCACCAACAAACCTATTACCGTCGATTACTTCACCAGTATTGTTAGTTGTGTCACAAACAACCTTGAAGTCATATAAACCACGGCGACCTTGAACGTCGCGTAGGAACGGTTCAACTAGATTACGGAATTGAGCACGTGTGAAATCATCATTGAATTCAAACAAAGTGAATTTCGTAGCAGTTGCAATTGCTTTTTCAAGAACAATAAACAAGCGGCGAACGTTAATACGATCAAATGCGCTTGGTTTAGCAAGCAACGTCTTGTCACCATACAACACAGTACCTTGGCCTGGGAATGTAACCACAGGATTAATGTTTGCTTTGTATAGTTGATCGCGATCGGCCTGACGTGGATTGAAAGCTAGCTTAACAATGTTCTTAATCTGACCACGGTTAAAACCAGCTGGTGACCACCATGAATCACGTGTATCGTCAGTACGCACACATAGACCAGCAATATCACCGTTCATTGGAATGTAACGGTAGATATCGTTGTACTTGTCATATTGGTATTTGTAACCAGAATCCATAACGGCATATGATGTACTACGTAGCGCGTTGCGGAACGTAATCATATCTGTTGTTTCATCACCAGCATTATTTACAACAGTTGCTTTTGGTGGTGAGCAGAACACAACGCAATCTTTGCGTCTTTCAGCAATATTGTCAATTAGGTAATTGGCTTTTTGTTCACCAACTGATCCACCACTTGCAACACCTTGAAGAATCAATGATACATCTACATCTTCCGCTGATCCAAACAAATCATATGCAGCAAGAGTTGTACCTAGTGCGGCGTTGTTTTCATCAAGACCGTCTGTACCGCCCTGGAATGTCAATGTTTGAGGAGCAGTTGTTGTTGGATTAATTAAAGCAGATGCAAGCCCTGAAGCAGCACCACTACGATCTCTTACCCACCAGATATACTGTGAACCATCATTGATAACAGTCTTGTAATAGTTCGTTGCCCCATCTTCTGTTTTTGCATCTGTTGCACGAGACATATGTGCTAGAACTTCAAGTACTGTACCAGGAATTCCTGTAAACAAACCATTAACATCAGAAACAACAACGTGTAACTCATCAGTAGCAGACGAGTTACCAAAACTGCTTTGATATTTTGAAACACCAGGAGCTGCATCTACAGTGTTCCAGTATTCCCACTTACGTGTCAGTGTGCTGCTACTATGAGCTGTTGCTAAACCATATGTATCAGCTGTTGTAACAGTAAAGGTGGCAACAGTAGATGTGTTTGACACGCCTCCAACAGAAGCAACTTTTAAATACTGTAATCCAATTGTTGAATTACCAGCCTGAATATAATCACCCACTGTAACAGTTGCAGCCAAAGTTGTTGCATATGATACAGCGTTTGAAATTGTACCGTTACCAACAGCAACAGAAACAACAACATTTGATGAACCAACACTGATTCCAACATTTGCAAGAGACACATTAGAGCTTAAACTGCCGCCGCCATTATCAACATTAGCCGATGAACTGAAAGCAGCACTCGAGTCGCAAACAGAAACTCTCAATGAATCGCCCATTGCACCAGGATACTTTGCAATATATGCAATATCGGAGTCACCAGCTTGAATTGTTGCTAATCTGTTTTCATAATCATCACCGTTTTTTACAACGTAGAGCGCAGCATCTGCACCATCATTACCAAAATTACTCAGTGCTGCTGTGTTAGCAATTGAGTTACGAACAAGAATACTTGTGTTGGTTGATGTGGTATTTGCTGCACGTGCTACATATAATTTATTGCCATAAGACAAAAAGTTTGCAGCTGTGAAGAATGTTTCTGGATTGTGATTGGTAGGTTTACCGAATCTTGCGGCTAAGTATGATTCAGAATCAATAAGAACACGCTCGCCAACTGGACCCCAACGAAACATGCCAGCTAAGGCACCTTCAGTTGTTGATACAGCGGGAACTACGGTTGTCAGATCAATTTCAGATACATTTACGCCAGGACTAACTTGGAATGGCATGCTTATCTCCCCTCTGAGGTTTTATTTGTGTAGAAAACGAAGTTTGTTTGATAGTATTTATAATTCCACGGTTTCAATGCGCCCAACCATAGGACCCATTTTTTTCTAACATAGATTCATCAAACTCCTGATCACCAACAAATAACCATGAGTCGTCACCACGTTTAGCCGCTATCATTGTAGTATGTGCGGCCTCCCCTCTGTTAACAATACCAAAAGGAAGCATATTTTCATCCAACGCATCTTCATTTTCTTGTTCTAAACGCTGACGCAAATCTACACTTGTCAGCTCTTTCATATATGATTGTTCCATTGCCCACGCAAAGAGAACACAACACATAACTAGGTCATCGTGACCTTCTTCTGCTTCGTAACTATCACCTATATTTACAAAACGAAATAATTCGTACAATATACGTTCGTCGTTAATTATTAATTTATCACTTTCAACTTGGGTTTTTAAACCCATACAACCAATGCGCTTAACTTGTTTGGTTGTTTTTACACCCATTCTTGTTGCTTGCCCAAAACCCGGTGAAATAACTTGGCCACTTCTACCGTTGTTTACGGTAGTTAAAACATTCTCATATTCAAGATCGTGATGAAGGATGTTTGCAATCTGCTCACCTATGTCGTTTGTTTCAACGAGGGTGTATGCTCTATTGTAGTGCTTGCTTAGTTGATAAACTATGTTTGGATACAGCAAAGGCGAAATCATATTGTTACGATATGATGCAACGACTCTATAAGGAAGCTCTGAAACATCAAACACAACAAACGCAGAATAATCACCCTGAACACCTCTAGCCGTATCTACAATTGTAACATACTGCCTTCCTTCAATTGGCTGCTTAAAAATCCGTGTATCAGGATTACTTGCTTCTGGTGGTGTTGATCTCAATAATCTTAGCTTGGTTGCGCTAATAAGAGTATGCGAAGAACCAATGAATTCACACTCAAATTCAACGCGGAATTGTTCTTCACTTGTGTTGCGGATCGTCTCTAATCGCCATTCTTCATCACGTCCCGGTACTTCGCTCCAATGAACATCAATACGTTTGTATGCATTCTTACCTTCTTCACTATCAGTCCATATCTTGTAAAACATATTCAAACCGTTAGGTGTTGAAGTAATTAATACTTTTGTTGTTTGACCAGAAGAAATTGTTGGGTAAACAGAAGCAAAGAATGCCTCTTGCATATTGTTTTCAACGAACGCAAACTCGTCCAAGTAAACAAGATTAAAAGATCCACCACGAATTGCACTTGAAGATGTCGCAGAAGCTAATATTTTTGATCCGTTTTCTAATTCAATATTACCTTTGTTCCATTCAACGATACCCTGTTGTAACCATTTTGGTAAATGTTCGTATGCTAATTGGATACGTGAAAGAATTTCACGAGCTTGGGCTAGTTTATGAGCAAGGATAGCTACACTGTATGTTTCATGGAACAAAACATACCACAGCATAATACCAACCAGTGTTGTTGTCTTTCCACACTGACGAGGCATTTTACATATGACAAAACGCTCATCTACAGAAAGTTTTACAATATCTTTTTGGTAATCATATAAATTAAAATTTACAAGACCCCTATCAACGTTAACAATCTTAATGTAAGTTTCAATAAAGTATTCAGGATCTTGCGCACACTTCATCCATTCCTGAACCTGTTGTGGTGTCCACGAATGCTTTACATTGGATCTTTTTAGATTCTGGTTACCAAGATATGATTCGTTAACGCGACTCATTCTGTTTCTTTATAAGTTGTTGTAATTCTGCAGTACTTCCAACAAACAAGTTATTGTTGACAGTTGTCGGATTTGGACCTACCCCTGTTAAATCTTTTTTGCGTTTTTGCAATTCAAGCAAATCTTTATTAGCATCAGCCAATGTTTTAACAAGTGTGGCTGC